TCATGCCAGCGCTTTTACCAGAGCGACGAATGAGGGAATTGGCATGGTGCTGGGGCACAGAATTTTACAATGGCCGATGTGTAAAACCAGGCTGGTCGTGTATTCAACCTCTGGTTGTACAATCGCTTTCGCGAAAGGGCTGCCCTCAGAGGCTTTGCGCTTTGAAAGCTTCAAGCTGAAGTACTTCGGATTGATTTCGTGCTGTTTACAGAATTCTGTTTGCGACAGGCCTGATTGCTCATAGTCAGAGAAGAGCTGGGGCCAGTTGTACTTTTTGTTGGGCATGGGGACTCCTTGTTAGATGGAGCCTTTACGTTACATTGGCTTTTAAAGTCTTGGTAGGGTGTGGTTCGTTTGGCGCTTACGTTGTTCCCGCACGCGCGCGCATGTTTCATGCGATAGCTTTTCAGCAGTTTCCTGTAGCGTTTGCTGGTGTATTGCGAGCCTCGGTCGCTGTGAAACACCAAATCATATGGGGGAAGGGTTAGGTTGTATGCTTTCATCAGCGCTGGACCTACTAAACTCGTGGTCATTCGCCTATCAATATGCCAACCCACACTCCAGCGAAAAAAATCTATCACTACAGCCACAACGCTGAAATGATATGGGTGTCAACCGGAAAGTCACCCACTATTCTGAATTCAGGCGTTATATCGTAATTCTCGAACAGGCTTTCGACTGCCCGCTCTGGTTTGGAGAAGTGCACGTGTTCATTTTCACTACTATCTGGCTTTCTATCAGTGGATAGCTTCTTTGGTAGCAATCGAAAATCTCCAAGCAGCTCTTTATCGTCACCAAAGCCTGAGTTGCTCTTCTTTAGCCTAAACAATTTATTTAGATTGGCCAGCAAGTCTTGTTCGTATTCTGCAAACTGAATGGCGGTAGGGAAGGCGTTTTCGAAGAGACAGTTGGCCTTGGCCTTTCGCTTGTAATACTGTCCCTGCCATTGAGCACTGCACGGTAGCTCGTAATACCTATCCCTGATTTAATTGCTCAACGGCCTCTAAGATAGCCAGCTTTATGGCTTCTGAATAATCATCTTCGTAGATGACCGAGCTGATTATCTGATGAAGTAAATCTTTACCAATCATGTTATCGGCGACCCAAACGGCGATATTTTCCATCTCTTTAACAAAGCGCTTTACCACATAATCAAAGCCGTTCAGCTCAAGGAAGTAGGCGCCTAAGGCCAGTGATGAACGTTTATTCCCATCATTAAACGCATGATTTTTGTTAATAGAGAAAACTAAATGCGTCAGCTTGTCTTCCATTTCTGGGTAGTACCAATCATTCTGGATATGTTTTAAGGGGCTTTCCAATTGGCCAATATCTTTGGTACCAGCCAATCCTCCTGAATGTTCTATAATCCAGTCGTGGACGCTGACCGCGTGTGCCGTGTTGAAATAGAAAAATCGGATTCCCGTGTCATCAGAGTTATTCATTGATGCGGTCCCTTGGCTAGCGGTCTTTCAGGCGTTTGAGAACTGCCAGTGTTTCTGGGTCACTGAGCTGCTCCTCCAAAGACCGGCTCTTTTCGCCAAGAAAACGTTCAAAATCGGCTTCGGGTACCGATTGTATGTACGCTTCTAACTTTTCATGTAGGGCATCTCGGAAGCACAAATCACGGCTGGCCATCTTGGTTCGCGCATCCAGAATCAGCGGCTTAAACAACGGGTGCTGCTCAAAACTGGCAAATAGGCTTTCCGCCTCCCGTTGTGTGAGCTTGCGGCCTTGGGCATAGCTTGCTTGTTCCAGTTCATGGGCGATACCTGATTCATAACTGGCAATCAGGTTTAATATTTCGGAATACAGGGTTTCACGGATGTTGGTTTTGACCGCCAAATTCAACACCTTTTTATATTCGGCAGCGTTTTCACGGAAAATGCTTTGGTATATCAGGTTGGTAAAGCGAGCATATTTCCAATGATTACCTTCCACATAGTTATCTAAGGCATCGGTAAACTGTCGACGATAGTTTTCTTCCTGAAGTGCGGAAACCAGATAGTTTTCATCGCGCTGATTAATAAACTTGGTGTGGCCCCCGGCCCTTTCGGCCATGACATCCAGCACAATGTCCAGCAGGCGTGAGCGCAGCTGGCGAGCGGGTTCACTGTCGGTCAGTAACATGCCAATATTGAGTACTGCTCGAGAACTGAATACACCCAGAACACTGGTTTTGGTACCGTCATTGATGTCGGTACCATTATTTATCTCTTTGAATTTCTTAAGTATTTTACCTTTTAGTACCCTATAGCCATTGCTCTTCAACTCGTCCTCATGGCTGGCTAGGTAGCGCTCAATGGTGCGGTCTGTTACCTCGAACAAAGTCACGACTTGTGCCTTGGTAAAGACCATCTCTCCATCAAACTCCATGCCACCCAGGCCTAAGTGCTGCTCGGCCTGCTGCAGGGCATAGCGGTTGTTCAGGATATTCTGGCGATCGTGGGACGACTCGGTGAGGTCTTTGGCCATTCTAGGCCTCCTTGGCTTTCGATTGAGTGGACGAAGTGACGGTTATCTGGCCGTTCATTAGCATAGGGGGGAGCCAGTTGCGGAGTTTTGTCAATTGAATATTTTCTTTATTCAACTCAAATTTCTTGGTGTAAAAGCTTCCCAATATTGGATTTATGCTATCAAGTAATGACTTTGAAGGAATTAGAGCTGGAGTCTTCTTTAGATTCTCCCGATTAATCTTCTTTTGTATTGAGCCACTCATCATTGTGTCCGATCCTGGTTAATGAGATCACCGTTCGATATAAGTATTTCAAACAGCTCGAACACCTCGGAAAAGGCTACCTCGCCCAGCGGCGCTCGCTGGAGTATTTTCTGCCTGAGTCTGAGGGGAATGCTCCAAGGTCTAGAAAGCAAGCTTAGCGGTTGTTAAAGGACCCCAAGTAGGTGTTAAAAAATGCCGTCAAGTAGCTTTTGCGGCTATCTCTTCTTAAATGTAATGTAGGCTATCAGCTTGAGCTAGTATTTTACTTTTTTGGCTTTTTTCGCCTCTGGCATCCCACAGAAACCCAAAAAGTCGCATGAAAAACATCTTTGTCTTCCATCGTAACCTGGCTTCTTAGGGCCTTCCCGAAATTCTCGGTCACGTATAGCTGTAGCAGTTTGTATTACTGATTTTTTTGCATCTTTAATAGCTTCTTCGCTTAGGGGAACTTCAAGATGGCTGTTGTTTCCAAACTTACGATCAACATCTAGGTAACGAACAATTCCTCTGTCAGGCTCATATTCGAGTTCTTTTTTCGCTGCTATGGCATATATTCCAACCTGCAAGCACATTTCTTCCTCATCTAGCTGCTCAGAGCTTACAGAATTTGGGCTTCCGGACTTAAAATCAATAAGCGAGACTTTGGGTGGGTCATCTCGCCTGACGATATCGATTGCTCCTGAAATCATCACTGAACCAGAATTGTCTTCATAGTCAATAACGGTTTCAAACTCTTTCTCTGGCTCAAAGGTAAGATTTTCTAGTTCGTGTGCAAAGTCCTTTACGTAGCTTGCGGCAATCCGCACTCCTTTTTTTCTCATATTTGCGGCTGGTTCTCCGGTTGTATAGCGTAGATAAAAAAGGCCTTGCTCCGCTAATGCTGAAAGCTCAAACTTAAGAGTGTCATCTTGCATTGCCAAATCAGCCCATTTCTTGGGGTTGTTGTGTATGGCTCTCATGAGGTTGTGAACCCCTCTGCCGTAGCCGAATGCCTGATCAATTGTAGGTGAAAACCCTATTACTTTTCTTAGGTAAAAGTCGTGTGGGCACCCAAGGTAATACCTCATGTCAGAAAACGAGGTAGATAACTGAATTTCTCGCTTGTATTCTAAGGGGGCGTGGCGGATGTCATCCAATAATGACTCTGGATCTTCGGAAACTACTCCGCCTGACCTGCCGACCATACTCTGAATAGGCTTAATAAATTTTGAATTTTGTTTGCCTGAATAGCTAACGACTAAGAATCTTTCTGCACGAGTCAGGGCCACGTACATTAGCCTTCTTTCTCCATCTACGTTTTCGTTATCAGACAGGTCGTCGACTTCAATTTCATTTACTATATTTCCGTCTAGAGGAAGGCTGACTTTCTTTCTTGCTTGAGAGCTTGGGAATCGACGGGCACAAACATCAGCTAAAAATACGGCGGCAAACTCAAGCCCTTTCACGGCGTGAATGGTACTTATTGTTACAGCATCTGGTTGGACAATTAGAGGTTGTTCAGGGGCTCTTCCTCCCTCAGACCCATATTGGCACAACCCAATTACTTGCCATTCGTAGTCCGAGGTACTTGTCCATCCGGGTGTTTCAAGACTTGTAACTAGCTTGCTGAAAGCCCCCAAATGGAAAATTGCTGCTTCTCCTATGCTTGACCCGTTATCCCATTCATGAATATGAGCTTCGGCTATCATCCAGTGAAAAATTTCTTGTGGGAAGACTCGTCTGTGGGAAGATTTTCTTGTTAAGAATCGCTTTAGTTTTGTAGTCTCTAGATGTTGTATCTCATCTTCTGAAAATACGCGATTGTGCTTTATTCTATCGTGTAGTGCTCTTGCAACGAAAAGTAGTCTACGTTCCGCATCTTTCAGAAAGTTTAACCCTTTAGACCTGACTTTTTCCGAAGCGCTTGAAAAAACGTCCTCAGGGAATGGGTCGCAGTCCAAAGACTCTTGTATTCTGTTCGGTAAACTTCTATTGGAGTACTGAGACCCAAAATACTCTTTAATTCCTGCGGATATAGATATTGCAGACAGCAGCAATAGTACTTCTGGTTGAGAGAAAAGATCTGGTCCAGCTCTAACGATACAGGGAATGCCTTCTCGCTCTAAGGCGGTCATGTATGTTCTAACATCAGTTGAACTTCTGACTAGGATAGCAATATCTGACAACGCTACTCCACGAACTTGTCCCTCTCCTTTGTCATGCTCAGCTCCGTGTTTATCATTTGGTACTAGTGCGCGAATAGCTCGAGCAATCCAGCTTGCTTCGTCTTTTCGTTCTGTAAACTTAGTAATGGCAACATGTGAGGGATGTGAATCTGTACGATCAATTTTTCCATGGAGCATTGCTGGGGTTTTCATTCCTCCTGCGGGAGTGATGGTGTTGGCCCATTTATTCGCGATCTCAATGATTCTTGGTGTAGACCTAAAATTATGCTCAAGATCAATTACATCGGAGTTTTTATCTGAATTAAATTCATTCCACATCCTGCCAATTAACTCAACTTTCGCACCTCTGAAACCATAAATAGATTGTCTGTGGTCGCCGACAGCCGTTAGCTTGCCACCGTGGCAAGAGATTAGATTAATAATATTTAATTGAACAGGATTGATATCCTGAACTTCATCGATCACGAGGTGGACATTTGCATTGCTCATTGATTCAAGAACGTATGCACTCGCGGATAGGTTTCTAATAAACTCAGTTTGTGATGTGCTAAAATCCAAAAAACGGCGGCATCTTAAGTACGCGTAATACTTTGCGGCTGAATTGGCAAAGGCCAGTGCTGCTACAGATTCTCCAGTACCTGTAATTAATTTTGCATCGTTACACCATTTTCTTTCAACTTCCCCTAGCTCAATTGGCGGTGTGGATTTAGGTAGGGCTATGTCAAATCTATTATGTTCGTGAAGTTGGTCATATGTTTGAAAAAATTGTTTTAACGTCTCGGACTGACTTTCATTCAATGCTTTGCGTAATTTATCTAGTTCCAGTAATCCATAAAACTCTCGAAGAACCAGTGCCGATCTAGCTGCCTCGTCCAATATATCGTAGTTATGATAGGCATCTGGCCAGTACTCGCGAATTTTTGCTAGACAGTAGCCATGTATAGTTCCTACATACATTCCTCTGAGATTAACTTCTTTGCCAGAAGGAGTAATTTCGCCAATCCATTTTCTTACTCTAAGCTTCATTTCCGCTGCCGCTTTTTCGGTAAAAGTAAAAGCTATAATACTATCTTTCGGAACGCCTTCGACACCAACCCACCAAGCAATGCGCCTTGCCATAACTTCGGTTTTGCCTGAGCCTGCACCCGCAACAACTAGTAGTTTATTCGCACTCGATTTAACTGCATTCGCTTGATCTTCTTTTAATCCAGAAAGGAGCTTTTCACTGATAGTTGTAGTATCCATCCATAAAGGCCTATTGTCGGGTGTTTTTCGCACGAATGAGAGCCCGCCGGATTGTTAAGCCTTGGCGCCTGACAAACTCGGGCGGGAGAGCATTTCCAATCATTTGTGCGGTAGCAGACTTTGTTGTTCCCACCGGGACAGTAAATGATTTTGGAAAGGTTTGAAGAAGTGCGGCTTCCCTCATAGTTATATTTCGGTTTTCTTCGGGATGCAGAAACCTTCCTTTCGACGGATTGGAGCAGCCACCGGTTATTGTCGGTGATACTCGGTCCCAAAACATCCTGCCGTAAACATCCTTATATCCATCAGAACGCTTGTGGCACTCTAAAAGGAAATCGCTTGGTAGATCGGTACGGCTTCCGCCGTCTTTAGGAGTTAATTCTATTCTGAGCTCCATGTCAGGACTTCTTTTTTCTGGCATGTCATGTAGAATATCACCGGTAGATCCAGGTTTAGGTAGGTCGCTAATTGCCATTCTAACGGTTTTTTTTAATTTAGCTTTTCTACTGAAGTCTACGTCAAAGCCTGCACCACCGACTAGAACAAGTCTTCTTCTTCGCTGAGGTACTCCGAAATCCTGGACGTCATGAATATCCCAATTCACATGATATCCGAGAGATTTAAGCTGTTTAATAAATTTTTTAAATATCGCTTTTCCTGCCAGTTCTGGGACGTTTTCCATTAGGACAGCCTTTGGTCGAAAAGCTGAAACTAGGTCGGCCATGTTGAGCAGTAATCTGTTTCTGCTATCTCTGTTAGTTTTCGATCCATTCCTGGTTCTCAATTTAGAAAAACCTTGGCATGGCGGGCATCCGGCAAGCAAATCCAATTTTCCTGGGGAAAGGTGGAGGGATTTCATCCAGTCCTTGGGGTTAATATCTCGAATGTCTTCACCGAGTAATAATGTGTTAGGGTGATTTAATCGATAGGTGGATATGGCGACAGGATCCAGTTCTATGGCTGAGATTACGTCGAAGTTAGCTTTTTTCAATCCGTATGTTAGACCTCCGCACCCAGCAAAAAGATCTATGGCTTTTGGAATAAACTCGGGCAAATGAATCCCCCCTTTCAACTGTGTAGCTTATTTATTTGCCATTTTTTCACTATTTGGCAAACTTCTTCGTCATCTAGCATAGAAAGCAACCTCATTGCTGCTGTTATGCCTACTGGGGTAGTTCGCCCTGTGATCCAACACCCTAAACAACGCTTGCCCACACCTGCTAAATCTGACAATTCTGAGTGGGTCGATTTCTTTCCTGCATGTACAGAAAGGTGCAGTTGAACCTCTTTAAGCATCTGCTGGGGCTTAATTAATCATATTTTATTTGGTTAAACGTCAATATTCAAAATGGCCATTATATGGTGGTCTTTTACATTTTACTGTAAGTTTGTACGTGAAAAACGTAAACACATTAGGATGTGGCACTTTTAAAGGGGGTATCAGCCTAAGTGTCTCATCTGGTTCCATTTCGTTGATTTGATAAAGCCATGGTGATGACGGTTTGGATTCCAGGTAGGTCCATGAGAAAGACGGGGAGTGTTATCGTGTCGAATGGCTTTTCATTTTAAACGGCATTCGGGATAACAAAAGCCAGCCAATGTATGGTGTCAAGAACACACTTATTGAATCGAAAGGTTTAAATGGTGGGCCTTCCCAGACTTGAACTGGGGACCTGCCGATTATGAGCCGGATTTCAACCCCTTTTAAATCAGGCACTTATAATAAAATCAATAACTTAGAACCACTGCAAAACCCAATATTACCCAATATAACGCGCGAGTGTGGACACAATGTGGTCACTGTATGCCTGCAATTGGGTTTAGTTCTAGTGCTTCGTTAAGGTGGTCGGGCGACAGGTGTGCATAGCGAATAGTCATTGCTAACGAGCCGTGCCCTAGAATGCGTTGCAGGGTGATAATGTTGCCGCCGTTGATCATAAACCAGCTCGCGAAGGTGTGCCGCAGTATGTGTGTTTTTTGGCCGCGTGGGAGGGTGAATTTTAATTTCTCCACAGCGCGCTTAAAGGTGTTCATGCCATCCACTAGCGGGGCGTTCTCTTTGACCTGGGTGGCCAGTTCCGGGCTTATGGGGATACTGCGGTTTTTGCCGCTCTTGGTGTCCGTGAGGTGCAGTTTGTTACCGCGCACCTGTGATGCCTTAAGGTTGCACACTTCGCCCCATCTGGCGCCCGTGGAGAGGCACAGGCGAGCGATTAAACCGGCGTGGCTCCCTTTGTATTTGTCCAGCTCGGTCAGTAGGGTTTTGATCTGCTTTTTATCGAGATAGGACAGCTCGCGCTCCGCAATTTTGATGCGCCGGATACCTGCAACCGGGTTTTCGCCTTGCCACTCTCCAAGTCGTTTCAGTTCGTTAAACAAGCTGCGGAAGTTCGCCAAATCGTGGTTAACGGTGTTGGCGGTGACTGTTTTCAAGCGGCGGGCTCGAAGGTTGCTGAATGCCTGGGCGTCAAAGTCTTTTGCTAACGGATCGTTGAGCAGCTCAACAACCTTATCAAGTTCGGTTTTGCGCTTGCCGCCGCTCTTGAGCTGTTGCCCGTGTAGCTTCCACCAGGTGGAAACAAGGTCTGATAGGTGGCGACGGTCGGCACGGTCGGCTTTTTCTTTTTCCCAATCTTCGGTCTTGCCGTAAAGCTGACGCTGGTGGCGTTCATAAGCAATGGCTCGGTCGCGCGTTTGGAATGTTTTGCGAAACCTGGGGCCATTGCGTCCGGCTGGCCTAATATCGACTCGCCAGCCTTGGTCGGTCTTTATGGGCATTAGAAGCCTGTATTACCAGTGCCAGTAACCGCGCAGCCTAATGAGGTCGGGGTGCCTGTAGAGTCTTCTGATGAGTTATCTTTTCCCGTAATGGTGCATGTGTCGATTGAAGTGCTGCCAACAAAAATTAGTAAATTGTTGCGTCCGGATATATGTAGTTCAGATAGTTTTGATTCAATTGTGATCGTGTTTTCGCTGCCGACAATGTTCAAAACAGTATCGCCAGTATTGTTGATCGAGAGCGTTGCGCCGGTTGCGGTGATTGTTTGGCTTGTATCTATGTTTGCAGTGTCGTTATCAAAGTCGTTCGAGTCCGAAGAGCCTCCGCATGCTGAAAGTAAGAGTGCAGCGACGAGAGGTGCAATATTTTTCATTATGTCTAGTTCCTTGTTTGTTGTTTTGTGTCTTGCAATAAATCGCCATATTTCCGCCACATTTAGGGCCGAAGAATGTACGAATTGATTTGTCTAAGGTGTAAAAGAGTAAAAATAAAATGGAAAAAGAAGCTCAAAAAACATTCAAGACATTAAGTAAAAACGGAAAGCAGGAGTGCATTACTTACCTTCGCGCTCTGCTAAATATTTCAAATACTTCAACGCCTCTTCGCCCTGGCCTGAGTCACATACCTGCCGGAAAAGTGCCATAAATTCAGCTTCTTCACTGGTTATACCCTGAGTAGGAATTAGCAGTTCAACGTATTTAGAGAATGGCGGGGCTTCAGCGATCTTTTTCAGCTGGGAAAGCGAAGGCTCACGTTTTCCCTGTGAATAGCCTTTGACCGTGTCATACGGAATCCCGGTTAAGCGACTGAAATCCTTAAGGTTTATGCCTTCAATCTCGCAAATTTTCTTTATTGCCGATTTAAATTCCATAAAACGCACTTGACGGGGTCCATTAGGACCCTATATATTTGTTCTGGGGTTCAAGTGAACCCCTCAATAAGGCTCAATAACAACCCGTAAAGGTACACCACCAATGAACGAATTATCAAATGGAACAATATTCGTCCCTTCTATGACGATTCAGCGTTATGCGTTGTTATCTGGTGAGTCGGAATCGGGCGTGAAGCGCAAGGTTGCTGCGGGTATTTATCCAACTTTAGACCGTGAGGGCGAAAAAGAGCGCGTGCTGATCAATGTGGCATTGCTCAATAAGCGCTTGTCTCAAGCCCAATATTGAGCTGATAAAGCTGAATCGAATCTGAATTGACTGGGGGAATATTCACATGTCGCAAAGCCAAAACAAAACGCCTCCAAACACATTTGCGCGGTACATCGAAAACACAAAGCATCGATCATTTGCCGTGCTGCAAAGTTATGAAACTGGGCCGGACGCTGAGCAGTTCCCTTGCACGCTTTGCGGTGGCGAGGGCGTGATAGTGAAAACAATCAAGTATTCCCGCTTGCGTAATTTCACCGGATTTTTTGAGGATCGCCACGGGAATGAAATCACAGGAAAAGAAGTTGTGTTTTGCCCGACCTGTCACGGCTCGGGTGTCGATGAAAAAGCGCTGTTGGAATTTGTTAATAAGGGTATCCGTTTTCCATGATTGATCTCAACTATGTGGATGTGACCATGAAAAAGCGAAATGATTTATTGGGTGAAGGTATTTCGGAGGAAGTTATCTCCTCGATTGAGACTTTGTTTTCGGTGGATCAATTTTATCACCATATAAACTGGTTCGGGCATGAAGCCCCAACACTGCGGCTGTCATGCCCAAAGTGCGGGTGCGAGGCTGAAGTTCATTTAGATGCGGTAACTGATTTTTTCTGCCCTGATGATCAAGAATGTGGTTATGACTACGGTGAGCCGGATGAAAATACAAAGCCATTATTGGCGTAAAAACCGCATTTCGTGATTGGCATCAATCATGGAAAACGGATACCCGTTAATAAACAGGAGTGTGCATAGTGAGATTGCAGATTGATTTTTATGTTTATCGTTTTGTTGGTGGTAATTGGGTTCTAATCGAAACTTGTATCGAGGAGGCTAAAGCGGTTCAGTGTGCAATGAAGTATCCTCAAGCGAAAGTGATTAAAACGGTGTCCGAGGTTATTTGGTGAAACACCTTATACCTGACGGAATTTTCGAACCAAGCGGACAAGCAATTGATCCGCTTTTTTTGTTTGCGGATGGTTTAAGAGCGCACGAAGTGTGCGAGCGGAACGCAGTTCCGCATAGGCTAGTCAAGGCGCCCAAAAGTCCGACAAAGGCAGAAGTCCTAGAAACAGCGTACAAAAAACACAAATTCGATTTTAATGCACTCCGTTTGCGTGAATGCGGGATAGAACCGGGCGGGCGTGACGTTGTGCAAAGCCATGAATTCCGTAGAACTAAAACCGAACACGGCACACCGGGCACGGCAACTGTTATTGAATTTCGTGAATGGTCAGAAGAGTGGCGGGTAAGAACTACGGCTGAATGTACTAGCGGTTCTCTTCCTCCTGAGCAAGGCGGCGAGCGTGAGAGCATCATGCTTAGTGAGCGTGGTGCGAAAAAAATAGCGGAAAGCTGCGAGTTTATGCACCTTCAAAATGGCGGTTTTAAAACCTTCGTCACTGGCACATTTTCGCAGGAAAAACGCGAAGAAATTGCTAGCGGCAAAACAACAATACAGAAGGAAGTTAGCCGCGCTATGGATGCCCTGCAAAAAATGTATCAGCGCGGCTGGACGACACCAGAAGGCGAGCGCGTTGCTGGTCATAGCGATAGCTTGCCTTACTTGTGGGTCGTTGAAGTGCCTAAAAACGAAGAGGGAGAAGATAACCCGCATATTCACATGTTGTTGGGGTGGCGTGTTGAGTATCGGCACTTTAAGCCGTGGGCTGCACGAATAGAAAAAATATGGGGTAACGGTTATTTCCACTTGGAAAAAATCAAAGACTCGGAATGTGCCGGTGCCTACATGGCAAAGGCCGCGGGCTATCTCACAAAAGCGCAAGATGCACCGGATCAAGGTTTAGTGCGTGGCAATCGGTACGGCATAAGTGAGACCGCACGCGCGCCTGACTGGGTGACAGTATCGAAAGAACAGCTGCACGCAATGGGACAGTTGATATTCGATGTTTATGATCATCTAACAGTGAAGCATGGGGATAAATACCAAAAGCGAAAGCGCCTAAATAAGGCGCTTTCCGATACCCCAAAGAGTGATAAAGATAGGCGGAAAAAAATAGGTAAGGCGCTCTCAAAGGTTCGGGCAGAAATAAAAAAAATACCGGTACGCGCGAACAAATATCAACTCGTGATTAAGGGTACATGGAATTTCAACCGCTTTATTACATGGGCCAAAACACCAGATTCAAATCGCCATTTGTGGCCGGACTGGTTGCCCGATAAACCCGAGGGTGAGCACTGGCAACCGGGCCGGTCGGTCACTGCGGCTGATGGGCAATACCTAGCACGCCTACGCCGAAAATTTCAATTCAAGCGCTTTTGGCGCCGCCTCAACCCGCCTGGGTGGCTGCGCGAATTGCGCGATAACTTGCCGTACTGGCATTCAACAAAAGCCGACTATGAGCGTGACGCTGCACTATTTGAGCAACGCGAAATGGACGGTTACAACTTTGCGATTCTGTAAGGGGGATCAATGGGAGACTTGGTTAAATTCGCTAAAGCCTGGGCAGTGGTCGCGCTCTTGTCGCGGTTAATGCTGGCATTGGCGGTGTGTGTTTTGGTGGTGTTCGTCACTGTGGGTGACGGGGGCCGTTTTTCAATTGAATGGAAACCTGGGGTACATCATGAGCGATCCGAATAAATTACTCGGGCACTGGACGTGTCCAGAAGGCGGCAAAGCCGAAGTGTATCAAACCAAAAAGCGCGGGCGGCACTTCTACACTCGTTGCGATTGCTGCGGATTACAGCAAGGTACGGGCGCCAGTCGTCAGCAAAAAATTTACAACGAAGCGGAATTTATACCGGGTGTTGAATATTCGTTGCCTTCCAACGTGAAAGCAGACCAAAAGCCAACGCAGGAAGAAAAGCCAGCGAAAGCGGCGGTCTTGCCTGATTTCGATCCCAATGAAGCGAAGGAGAGCGAACCGGAAGGCGAAGCGGTAACCGAGCAGGCGAGCGGAAACGGTCGCTTAATGTGGGCTTTGGGCCTAGTGGGTATGGGCCTAGCGGCGGGGGTGGGTGCATGGATGAACTAGAACGGCTGGCAAGCCAAGCCGAAACAGAAGAATTGAGCGAAGCGCAAGCGAAACAAAGCGAGCCGGTAACGCTCGCGCTGCCCGCTCCAGTTGTTGAGCATGACAGAACTGAAGCGGCAGAAAACCGCGCTGAATCGGTGCTCAAAATCCTTGAGGGTGGTGTAAAGCTGCTGATTGATTCCCGCATCCATTTCAGCGAAGACAATTACAAGGACGGTAGGGAAAGCCTAGGGGCGGTTATTGAGAAATACGATATTCAAGGCGATGGCACCGGGCGCCTACCGCTTGAGGAAGAAATACGGGCGGGGTTCTTTGTGGGGGCGTTGCTCAAAACCGTCTACCGGTCAAAGCGCTATCTCACACAACACGATAAAGCCGAACAGGAGAAACAACAACGCCATGGCGAAGAACGAAAACACGCGTCTACCCAACAATCACACTCAGTACTTAGCGAAGTCGGGTTACGGGAAGACTCAGACGTTGCGCCGCCGTTCCGGCATTCCTGATACCGGCGCCCGCGTGGTGCTGTGGGATAACAATAACGACCACGAAGCGCACCGCTACAAGAGATTAAGCGATTTCTTTCGGGCGTTATCAGCGGCGAATAAGTCCGGGCGGGGCTTTCGTATTGCCTACAATGGCGAAGCCGCGCCGCACATCTTTGAAAAATGGTGTGAGGGTGTGTGGTCAATTCTGGATGGCCGCAAGCTCACTTACTGCCTTGTCGAAGAATACAGCGATTGTTGCCGGGGGCCGGGGCTGTTGGATTTTGGCAAAGAACGCTATCACCGCCGCCTCTGGACGCAGGGCCGCAAATACGGCGCGGTGCTCCAGATCACCAGCCAACGCCCCCAATTGATCAGTAAAGACAGCCTGGGCAATGCTGGGGTGATCTGGGCGGGGCGTATGGATACCAGCGCGGCGGAAAGGATCGGCAAAGAAATTGACGTACCTTGGCGGGAAATCATGGCGTGTAACGTGGGGGAGTTTTTCCACAAAACTGAAAGAGAGGTGCAAAAGGTCAAAGTTTTTGAGCCAATTTAAGCGAAATCTTAAGCGAACTAAGCGAAATATTAAGCGAAGTGGTCTTGACGGGTTAAGCGAAAGCCCTGTTTTACTGAGAGCGTTTGTTAATCAACCTTTCTGAAAAACAGGGCTTTTTTTATGTTGGACAAAGTTAAACGGGCGTGGCGCGACAACGTGGACACTCGAATTGTAGTGTCTTCGGCGTTGGGTGCTGCGGTATTGGGGGGCATGACTTTTTTGGCGGTGCGCTCGGGTGTTAAGCCCATAGCGGCGGCTGCGAAAGTAGCCAAAAATGGGAGTGCCAAATAATGCGTAATACATTGCGACTACCTCCAGCGGAAGGCGTGAGCGCGGGTACAACTGCAACATTGCGTTTGACCGGGCCGCGCTGTTATCACGACGTGACCGTGCAGACCAATTTCCCTTTCTCGAAAATCAACGCGATTCGCATTGTCGGCAACAACCGCACGATTCAGGAATATACCGGCGAAGCGCTGAACGCGTTTAACAAGTTCGATGCGTTGCAAGGCACTGACGATGTGTTCTTTACGGTCTACTTTGATCAGTCCGGGCTGAAGGAACGCCTGCACGAAGAAATCACCGCGTTTAACGTGGGATCGATTAATCCGAAAGACGGCGCAATGCTGGCCGACCTCGAATTGCAATTTGATATTGACGCGAGTGCGAACAGTCCATCGGTCGTTAATTCCTGGGCAACTGTATCACCTGTCAAAGGGGGCGGGCCGGGTGCGATTCGGTCAATTTATCGTTTGCCGGGGACGGCTGGTGTTGCCGGTCGTTGGGATTACGACAAGTTACCCAAACGCACGCGCGGCGCGCAGTTTTTGAGTCGCCTATTTATCAAAGCGGCGAACATTACAGAAATTGAATTACAGCGCGATATGCGCACCAACTGGGAACGCACAACCGCACTGAATACCCGCATGCAGGGTGATAGTGACCGGGTGCCGCAGGCGGGCTGGTTCGTAATTGACTTCACCGAAGACGGCTACGGGGAAAACCGTTTAGACGTTCGCACGGTCAATGACTTCCGTCTGAAAATCACCAGCTCTGCCGCCGAAACGGTGGAAATGTTTGCGGAATATATCGGCGAACTTGAAATTTAAGGGGGTATCTCGTGAGTTTTTTGGACGACCTTAAAGGCGGCGACTCAGACCCTTATTTGAAGTGGGCGCAAACATTGATTGGTGGCTATGTGGCTGTTGAGCAAGCAAAGCGACCAGCGCCCGCAGCACCACAACCTGACAGCGCGAACAGCTACCAGCAAACGCCAACACAACCCCAGTACGCGCCGACCGGCGCAGACGCGGGTGTTGTGAATACGGTGAATGCCGGTGGCGTGAATATCGGGGGAATGTCGGTTGGTAAGACTGCACTGGGCGTTAGTGCTGCAGTATTGCTGACGTTCGGTGTTGTCGCGCTCATGCGCTAAGGGGGCAGAGTGTCAGCTTTAAAAATCGAAGGCGAAAGAACCGATCAAGCGGATTACTCCAGCGTGACGACAGGGGCCAAAAATTTTGGCTCTCTGTTTACAAATCCAAATATTGCGCACTCTGCCAATTCTCAAATGAATATGCTTGCGGTGGGTGGGCTGGTAGTCGTCGCGGGCTTGTTAGTGCTGTCAACTATGCGACGTAAAAGGCGGGGGCGCTAATGGGTTTCTTTGATAAGAAAACAACGAAAAACACGACCAACGTTGATAACACGTTTACGGCTGTCGATAACCGGTATTTTGAAGATGCGGGATATGTTGAAGGCAATATCAGTATTTCAGGTGATGGTAACCAGATAACCAATATGCGTACTGATTTTGGGGCAATTGAAGCAGCGCGGGATTCGGCGGCGCTCGCGTTCGATTCGGTTGTGCAACTGAATCGCTCGACTAATGACACGGTTGAATCAGTCAATTTTGAATCGCTGGATTTTGCGAGCGGTGTCGTACGTGACACGAACGACCTTGCTCAAACCTCTACAGAATTGGCTATCGACGCTGCACAGGATTACGCCGCGCGTTCATTTGATTCTTTGGTAAAGGGGCAAGACTTCGCACGGGATTTAAACAGTGACTCTCTTTCTTTTGCTAAATCTGCGTTGGGTATCGTTGATGGTGCGAACAGTGAGGCGTTAAGTTTCGCGGGCGATTCAATGGCTTACGCCGAAAGGGCGGGCCGGGATTCTCTGGATTTTGCTGGCATGACTTTTAGTGATGCGCTGAATGCTATTGAGCGTGATGCGTCTGCAAGCCGACAACAAACCGCTAACGAAATATCCAAAGCTTATGATCTGGCAGCAACACACAGTCGCAGTGAAGGCGGCGAGGCTATGGATAAAGCTGTGAAAGTGCTGGGTTTTGGTGGCCTGGGGCTGGGTTTATTGTTTATCGGATCACAATTAATTAAAAAAGGTAAATAATGTCTACTCGTAAAACATCGGTATTTGTGCGGGACCTGGAGCCCGGAATACCACAAACGATTGAATGCGGCTGTGAATTTGTTTTTGTTGAGCGCGCGCGAGAGTTGACCGTTATCGCAGAATCTAATCGCATGACCGGGCGGCGCTCGGGTGACAATATCCGCTTTGATGAATCAGTGAAAAAAGTCACTATTGAATCCAGCGTTAAACAACGTGTTGAACTGGTTTTGGGTTTTGGTGATTTCAATCGGCTAATAATTGAGGGCCGGTTGGTGCTGGATGAGCGCATAGAAACGAACGCACTAAACACTGACTTACTTCCGGTAGAGTTCACTAAAACAGTTGGGTTGGTATCAACAGAGGAACTCGCTTTTTCTGCCGGTCAATCACTCGACACCAGTTTTGCGAACAATGACACTTTTGGCTGGAGCAATTCATTTTTTGAGTTTGATCATAAAATTTATTTGATCCTGAAAACTGAAATACGTGTATTCGACTTTGAATTAAATCTGTTGGATACGGTGCCGCTACTATCGCAGCTGAGTGGGCTGTTAGGCGCTGATGTGGGGAATGATGGGTTTGCTTATGCTGTGCGTTGGGGCGGTATTTATAAAGTGAATTTGTATAGCGGCGAAGTAACGCTGCATTACAACTATGAAAACTTGGGTGCTGAATTAACAGCAAACTTTGCATTTTGTAGAAACGTTGATGGGCGCCTTTGGTTATCGAAAGGACAATCGGGCGTATTTAAAGTATTTAACTTTGACAAGCACGGCTTTGATAGTGACGTAGTTTTTGAGGGGGTAACAAGGTGGGGGGCTGAGCTGTTTGATAAGGAGCGCGGTTATCTGCTGTTTTGCAATATCGGCGGTGGCTCTTATCAAGTATATGATTCAAAGAGCCTCAGATACGTTGGTGACGAAGGTCTACCCGCATCTCAAATGGGGGGCTTTATCAGTCGCAAAAAAAACCGCATGGTTGTGAGTCACAATGACTTTTTGAATTTGCATGTGCTCAATGATGTTGTGTATACAGCGCAGCTCTATATTCAGGATGGGCAGAATGCGGCGACTAAGCGGGAATACTACATAACTGGCAACTATACGTTTTTGAGTCGCGGTGCGGGTGTGGTGATCCGCGGCGAAATCATAGCAGCAATTTTGCAGGGGTTGGATGTAGGCGGGGGCTTATCATCGAACTATCTGGATTACGTCGTCAGCCTAAAATATACGGATGGAAACTATGCGCTATTGCGTGATGCGGGTAGTTCGTCGTTTGCGTATCGCGGTTTTAATGACGTGGGTGAATTATTTCTTGAATCAGAGGTGACCATTAAATTGTTGCCTCAGTATTTAACAGCGCAAATCTAATGCGTGGAATTAAAGGCTATTTAATTGTGTTGGCGGCGGCTGGCGCCTTGGCTGTATGGGGAGTGAATAAAATGTCTCGTGGAATACGCAATAAAAACCCGTTAAATATTGAACGCACGGGCGATAAGTGGCTGGGTATGTCGGCAGACCAAAGCTCTGATAGCCGATTTGTCGTGTTCGATCATGAGGTCTACGGCATTCGTGCTGCGGCCCGCATTTTGAAAAACTACGGCAAGCGCGGTGTAGATACGATTGAGCAGATTATTTCTACCTGGGCACCGGATCACGAAAACGACACTGACAACTATATCGCCATAGTTGCGAAAAAAACCGGGATACCAACGCAGCGGCCTATAGCTGACGATGAATTCCCGGCGTTGCTGGCGGCAATGATAGAAGTGGAAAATGGAAGCAACCCCTATAGCATGGAATTAATTGCGGAAGGGGTGCGCCTTGCAAACGTCAGTTAAGGTTGACGGTTTAATGGTTGCAACCGTGGCCGCGTTGGGTGGCATTACGTTTCTGTGGTGGAACCGCGCAAAAATCGCGGAAGGGCTGGAAGTGGCAGCGGATAAGGTTAATCCGAACAGCACTAACAATGCAGCGTATCAAGCTGTAAACGCGATTGGTGACGTGTTCGGTGATGGTGAGGATAACGATAATTTTTCTTTTGGATCATGGATATACGATGTCACTCACCCAAATGAGGAATTTTAAGTGAAGAATTTTATGGTGTCGGTAGCTGCGACAGTCGTCGCGGGTTTAATTATTGAATTAATTCGGGAGCAACTGAAAAATGAAAAAACTGTTTAAGAATAAAAAAATTATGGGCCTTTTGGTTTCTGTCGGTCTGCTGTCTGCGGGTATGTCTCCGACTGTCGCGCCAGTTCTCACGGGCGTGTACTGCGAAGCGGTGGAGTGTGAATAAGTGGATGAGCTGTTTAAGCTGATCGCGGCGGGCGGTGACATGGCGACCTGGGCGGTCGTCTATGTCTACGTCAAACACTCGGGAATGCTCGCACGCATTCAAGCCAAAATTGAATACATTGAACGCTACATCGAGAGCCGGGCACTGTGAGCGATAAGATTCTGTTTCTACTGCTAACTGGTGCCGCTACGGTTTCGGGTTTTACTTTCGGAATGGCTGTGGGCAAGGGAGCGCGCGAAGAAGCGGAATCAAACGTGAGCACAGACTACGACGGCGGCGTGATCACTGTACAAGTTGATGCAGGTAAAGCACTGAAAGCCGGGTTTACCGACTGGGTGGCGAATTTGTGA